AGAAGGGGGGAGCGCGATTAATTTCTACATTTTACACCCATTAGCGACCACCACCGAATGCCAAGTAAAGAAACAAAAAGACCTGAGTGGACTGTGAGAAAGGCGTCGAGCATCTGCAGGATGGATAAGGGCAAATTTACTGCGCTAATGGAGGAGCAGGGATTGAGGCCACGCATCACAGGGAGCAGTCATTTGTATGACGTTGAAAAGTTGGTCGCTACCGTCATTGACCACAAAGGCGCAATGACATCGACGGATCGCCGAAACATGGCGCAAGCTCGAAAGGCCGAAACAGAGACGGCAATTCTGGAACGTAAGTACATCAAGATTGAGGACATCGCCAAACCACTCGGCCACGCTATCTCTGCCATGAACAAAGTTATTTCCAGGCTCGACATCAGCGACGAAGAAAAAGGAAATTGCATCGAGCAACTCCAGATAGTGCTGGACGAGTTCACAGAGGAAGATTGACCGGATGGACGACAGCTACAACATCTCGCAAATATCCTTGCTGGAAACGCTCAACCAGACGCTAAAAGATTCGCTCCGGTTTCGCCCTGCTATCTCCTTCGAAGATTGGGCCACGCGATACATCATCAACCCGGACGGCACTCCGTTTCGATTTCGGGAAACGCAGGTGCAAATAGCCCGGGACTTGTTCAACCCATCACTGACTTCGGTAGCGATCCGGGCATTTTCGGGAGCAGGGAAAACCTATCTCTTTGCGGCTGGACTCTGCTATGTCGTCGAGCAATTGCGGACCGCTGCCGGTGTAATGTTTCCATCTCAAAGCATCGCGGAGGATTGGGTGAACGAGGAGCTTTATAAAATGTTTCTGGCGACTCCCGCCATTGAAAAGATGGAGATGGAAACCGATTTGAAAAGATTGAAGCGATGGAACAGCGGCGGAGCAATCCACGCAATCGGCAGCAACTCATCGGGCATGATTCGAAGGCTACAGGCTCCGGTGCTATATGCAGACGAGATCGACGCAATTACTCAAGAAACGACCGACGAAGGCGACAAGCTCGCGCAATTTTTCAAACGCGCCCGGGGCGAGAAAAACCAATACAAGTGGGCTTCGTCATATCCTTCCCTCAAAGGTCACTCCAAGATCGACGCAATGTTTGACCAGTCAGACCAATGCCGTTGGTTCGTCACCTGCTCAAAATGCGAGCATGAATGGGAGATGCAAATCAAAGACCTGCAATGGAAAACAGGCGAGCCAGAAAGCGCAGTAATCGTCTGCCGTAGTTGCGGCGAAAGACACGACGACGAATCAAGACTTGCGATGGCAAAGGGTGGAAGATTTCTCGACAAGACACTGAGCGAGCCTAGAGATTCAGGCGAGCGGGGATTTCACCTGAATTGCCTTGCGAACGTAGGCGACCACTCAGCAGCCTATAACGGGTATTTGCATGAAATCGCTGCCGAGATTGAGCGCGGGAAAAAGGCAGATTCACCGGAAAAAGCCAAGCGTGTATTTGTGAATACGATGCTGGCAGAATCTTACGCGGAACAGGTAGAATCAAAACCAGAGCCTCACGTCCTGTATGCGCGCCGCGAAGAATACAATCCAGGCGAAATGCTCCCGGCTGACGTTCTCATGCTCACCGCAGGCGTGGATTGGCAGAAAAACAGATGCGAGCTGATTGTGATGGGATGGGGCGACAACGCAGAGAGTTGGGGCGTTGCATACAAAACGATTCTGGGGAGTCCGATGGAGCTTTCGACTTGGCAAAAGCTCGACAAGGAATTGTCAAAGCGATACGCGCATCCAGTCGCCGGATCGCTCGGAATCGTCTGCACTATGATTGACTCCGGGAAGTGGCAAGATGCTGTATTGGCGCAAACGCATATGCGGACACGGCAGCGAGTATACGGCTGCAAGGGAGCTAGGACGATTGACCGCGTATTGATGGATAATAAACCGACGCGGATCGGAGCGGCCAAAATTCTGCAATACCACATCGGCACTCACGAAGCGAAAGAGACTATTTACTCCCGACTCGATTTGCAACCGGACGAGGCAGGCGAATCACATCCTCGAGGATTCATTCACTTCCCCAAAACTGCAGAGTTTGGACCGTCAGCGGGTGGAGAGGCTACCGGCTTTTTTGAAATGCTACTCGCAGAGGATTCGGTAATCCGGCGCAGCTCCAAAACAGGCGAGTTTGTTCGCTTTTTCGAATGCCAAAGAGGGCAGAGAAACGAGGCTCTTGACTGCATGGTCTATGCGATGGCAGCAGAACGCAGGATGTCGCCTAAATACGAGGAGATTGCGCGAAATATGCTCAAATAGGCGGCAATTGCGGCGAATTTGCCTATATCGGCATAGGTGTTACCGTTAGCTCATGGCAATCGAGATATACTCAAAACCGCCGAAAAGCCTAATTGCTGGAGATGTTTACCAGTGGAGGGACACTCCAGAAAGCATCGACGACGTTACTGCGTATTCCGTGATTTTCAGATCGGTAAATGATGGCGATATATCTTTCACTGTCGCGGGAACCGACGATTCTGACCATTTCACGTTTGAAATAGAGGGCGCAGATACCGCGTCTCTGGCAGCAGACGAGTTTGCTATTACCAAAATCATTACCTACACCTGGGGCAGGGAAAGCGAAGAAAGCGGTTTTCTGACCTTGCTACCAAATCCGACAGCAGCACCGTCAGAATCATTCAACTCTAGAATGGTCGGACTGCTTGAATCTCACATTGAGGGCAGGCTTCCAGAAGGCTTGGAAAGCCACACAATCGGAGGTGTTCCAATTTCCAAAATTTCTTTATTGGACGCACAGCAACTACTTTCAGAATACAGAGGCAGACTAGCTTACGAAATTAAAGCAGATTTGCAGCGTCGCAATCCAGACGAGCCTACCGGGAATACAATTCACATTCACTTTTAGAGATGCCTTCCAAAATAAAAGCAGCATGGGACGCCCTACGCGGCAAGTCTGAAATCACAAAGCCGAAAAATAGATTTTTCGAAGGGGCATCTGTCAGCCGTTTTACGAGCGATTGGGTAACGCGCAATGCGTCTCTTGATTCGCTGATGGAAAATAGCCTGGTAAAACTCCGCTCCCGGTCGAAGCAACTATGCCAGAATGACGGATATGCTGCAAACGCAACGACGCAAGCGGTTCAAAACGTAGTTGGTCACAGTGGATTCCGCTTAAAGGTTCGGGCCAAAAACAAACGCGGCGGAATCGACAAGGCGGCGAGTAAGGCGGTAGAGGATGCCTGGAAAAAATTTTGCAAGAGGCAAAACTACACCGTCACCGGCGACGTGACCGAACATGAGTTTGACTGCATCTTCATGCGCTCGGTATTTGTTACCGGCGGAGGCTTGGCGAGGATGGTAAAAGGTTACAATCGCAATCCATTCAGATTCGCCATGCAAGGAATCGCGATGGAGCGACTCGACCCGGAGCTGTATGACAAGGACCGGCGCATTTTCATGTCAGTCGAAAAGGATGGATTTGGAGCAGTCACAAAGTATCACGTTCTCGACAAGCACCCCGGCGACAGGTGGGATGGCAGAGTAATCAACGGACCGCGACAGACTCTGGATGCAAGCGAGGTGATTCACGCATTTATCAAACATGAGTTTTCCCAATCTCAGGGATTGCCTTGGCTGAGTAACTGCCTGACTAGGCTGAGGATGCTTCACGGTTACGAGGAGGCCGAACTGATTGCGGCTCGCGCCCATGCCAGCAAACTAGGATTTTTCGTCTCTGATTTTGACTCTCCCGCTGGCGGATACCAAGGCGAGGGGAAAGATAATTTCGGGAATATCAAAATGGACGGTAGCCCGGGCAGTTTCGAAAATCTGCCGCCCGGCGTCAGGCCGGAGCTACTTGATCCAACGCACCCCAATCAAAACCTGCCAGGATTCCGCAAAGCAATGTTGCAAGCTGTCGCTGCAGGACTCACAATCTCATACCCGCAGCTTGGTTCTGATTTGGAAGGCGTAAACTACAGCTCAATTCGCCAAGGCACTCTAAGCGAGCGGGATATGTGGAAATTGGTTCAAAAGTGGTATATCGACGAGGTGAAAACGCCAATTTTCGAACAGTGGCTCGAGATGGCAATTATGTCCGGGGAATTGGCTTATGATATGTCCGATTTTGACCGATTGGCACACCCTGAGTTTCAAGGCAGACGCTGGGAGTGGATCGACCCGGACAAAGATGCCCGGGCTGAAGATCGCAGACTCAAAAACAGACTTACTTCTCACCAGCGACTCGCACGTAGCAAAGGCGAAGACATCGAGGAGATATTTGACGAAATCGAGGCTGATTCCGCATCTGCCGGTAGTAGGCAAATAGATATGTTTTTAGACATTCCAGATGCCCAGCCAGCACCCGACGAAGTAGGCTAATTTGCCTTATCGTTTTTATGTGTTTTCTTTTTAAGGTGAAAACGCAGCAGAAAAAGACATGGTATAACCTTTCTCAAGAAGGTTCAGTCGCCGACATCTCTATTCACGACGAAATCGGTGGATTTGGAGTATCAGGCAGCAGCTTCCTCGCAGAAATGCAGGCGATGGAAGGAGTAGACGAAATCAATCTTTCTATACACTCTCCCGGCGGCGACGTGCTAGAAGGCTGGGCCATTTACAACGCTATTAAAAATTTCGAAGGCATCGTATCCGCCAAGGTAGAAGGATTTGCTGGCAGCATGGCGTCAGTGATTCTGATGGCGGCAGATGAAATTGTGATGCCATCGAATAGTTATTTGATGATCCACAATCCGTATGTGGGACTCGTTGGCGATTCGCAAGCACTTGGAGATGCCGCAGCTACGCTAGAGAAGATTCAAAACAGCATTGTTTCGGTATACGTTGAGCGGACCGGGCTAACACGCGAGCAGGTCCAGGATTTGATGGATCGCGAGACTTTTATGGATGGCAACGAGGCTGTCGATCTCGGTTTTGCAGATCGAGTCGAGGAGAGTTTCAAGGCCGCAGCTTTCAAGGAGTCATGGGCGAACAGCATTGCAAAAGATTTACCAAAAGGGTTGGTTTTCGGGGAAACCGAACAGCCCGAAACAAAACCAACAAACCACAAAGAACTACCTCACAAAATGAGCGAAGAAGCAAAGCCGGAAGCCCCGGCTATCAATATCAAGGACATCCGCGACGAGGAGCGTCACCGCATCGGAGAGATCTCCGCTATCGGGCAGCGTTTCAACGTCGACGACAAGGAAATCAACTCTGCAATCGACAGTGGCAAAGCTACTGACGAGTTTCGCGCAGAGGTGATGAACAATTTCGACCCAAGCAAATTTGCAGCAGGCGGCTCCAATGAGTCTGTCTACGT